GGCTCTCCCTGGCACTGGCCGCCCGGTACTGTTCGTTGTCCAAGGTGACGATCCTCCGCTACGTTAAGGATGGCGTGATCAAGGGCAAAAAGATAGGTGGCAAGTATATCCTCGACCGGTACAGCATCGACCAGTTTATGGATCTATGCCCGGAGGAGGAGGAGCTCGTCCGGTCCATCCTGGGGGCGGTGCGTTGACAACCTTTTCCGAGACGTATAAGATGGGCAGTATGAGGCTCTTTAAGTACCGGAACGGCGTCTGGTACGTCTCCATGCGCTACGGCCACAGCAAAAGCCTCAAGACGAGAGACGCCGACACCGCCCGAAGGATCTTCCGCCGCCTCAAGCGCGAGGTTGCCATGGGCCACGTCATCTCGCTCGACGCCGTGCGATCCATCAGGCTGTCCGCATTCAGGACGGAATACCTCGCATGGGCTGATAGCGTAAAGGCTTCAGCATCGGTACGGTCCGACTCGCTCGCGCTCCGCACCCTTGAGGAATATCTCGGCGACCGCTACCTGAAGGCCATCACCACGCGCCTCCTCGACCAGGACTTTCACCGGGCCGTCCTCGGGCGCGGCGCCTCCGTCGCCACTGTCAACACGTACATTCGCCGGTGCCGGGCGGCCTTCAATAAGGCCGTCGAGTGGGGCTACCTGGAGAAGAACCCCTATGCCAGGGGCGAGCGGCGGTCCGTGCTGCTCCCCGAGGAAGAGCGTCAACCTCGCTACCTCGCCGTCGACGAGATGCAGCGCCTCATGCGCACCATCGAGGCGGGCGGCAGATGCGCCGACCGGGACCTGCCCGCCGATCCTGAGTTTGCCCGCATGATCCGCGTTTACCTGCTCTCTGGTTGCCGCCGCTCCGAGCTCGTGCAGATGCGCTGGGCAGACGTCAATGCCTCCGGCGGCTACGTCCTCATCCCCAAGACCAAGACCCGACGGCAGCGCATCCTCTACCTCTCGGCCCAGCTCTCCGCCCTTATGACGGAGATAAAACAGACCGCCGGCGCTTCGGCGCGGGCTAAGGCGGCGTCCCGGCGCCCCTCCCCCTGGGTCTTCCCGAGGTGGCGTAGCCCCGATGCCGTCAGCCGCCTGTTTCACCGCTATGTGGAGGCCGCAGGAATCCCGCCCTGTAGGCTCCACGACCTGCGCCACACGGCGGCGAGCTATCTCGCCATGGCAGATGTCCCCATGGAGACCATAGCGCGGCTCCTGGGCCACACTGACGCTCGGACAACGCAGATCTACGCCCACCTCTCCCCGGCCTACCAGGCCGGCGTCATGGACAAGCTCAGCGAGGCCCTCGGCGATGGCCTCAATCCCAAGGTAACCAGCATCACACGGAGGCGAAGATAACCATGAACAAACACGTTGTACCTCTCGGGACCGCCGACTATGAAAATACAGTTAAAATGCAGTTAGGTGATGCGCAACTATGCGGATTCATGCCGTCTGCCATACGCCTCGTAATGAGCAGGCCGCGGGTTCGACTCCCATCGTCGGCTTTCTTATTTATCCAGCAACTTAGGCCACTTCCGGCCAATCCTTCAACTAAAGTCTCACCATCAAAAATGGCCCAAAATGGGCTTTTTCGACACGCTTTTACAGTTAAAGTGCAGTTAATTCGTCTGCACCGTCGGGGCCGCCATGTTTAAGTCAATGCCCTACCCTGAATTTGTGCGCCGGTTCAGCAGGGACGGAGCCGGCCGGGTATCCTACAAGACCCTCGCCGGTAAATGGGTGCGGCTGGAGGATATCAACCCACACTGCCTCGTCAATATCATGGACAAGCTGGAGGAGCACGAGGAAGACACCCCTCTCAAGCGTGACGTCAGGGACGTCATAGCCAGGCGCCGGGCACTCGGTGAGTTGAAGGACGTGGCATAATGGGCAGGAAAGAAGTAGAGTTTGAAATCAGGGACCATCGGAAGCGCCCCTTTTTCTGGGCTGATCACGACTTTATGAATAGATGGGCAAGGGTCTGTGGGCCAAACGCGGCTCTGGTGTATATGTGCCTGTGCCACCACGAGGACCGCAACCGGGAGTGCACCGTGCCGATATCGACCATTGTGGGAGAGTTGGCCCTCTCGAAATCATCGGTGATCCGATCCCTTGCTCGCCTCGAAGCGCTCAGCATTATCAAGACAACGAGGGCAGAAGGACGCAAAAGCATTTATGTGCTCCTGGATAGTTCATCCTGGGCGGCAGAACCGGTGTCTGTGGGACACCGGTCTAAATGTGCAACCGGTGTCTGTGGGACACCGGTCGAAGATGAACCGGTGTCTGTGAGCGACCGGTCCGGTGTCTGTGAGACACCGGTTTCGCACCCCCCCCTTATACAGGAAGAATCTTTAAGAATAAATACTCCCCCCCTTACCCCCCCAGACGGGGGAGAAGGTGTGCGCAAACTGGAAGATTCATTCGGGCGTTTCTGGGCGGCCTATCCGAAGCGCAAGTCGAAGGCCAGGGCATTCAAGGCATGGATGAAGCTCAAGCCGAGCGAGCAGCTTGTCGCCACGATCATCGCGGCGATTGAGCGGGCCACGACCTCGGTGCAGTGGACGAAAGAGCACGGGACGTATATCCCCTACCCTGCCTCATGGATCAACGACCACGCCTGGGAAGACGAGTATCAGACGGGAGAGATCCAGGGACAGCCGGCAGACGCAAACCCGCTTGAACCGCCGAAGCGGCGCATCATCAAGCGCGTCGACGGATCACTGGCCGAACTCGTCAACGGAGAGATCATGCCCATCGCAGATCCACAGGCACTATCCCCGCCGCCGGTCAACGGCAACAACGGCTTTGATGTGACAGGATTCGTGAGGGACATATCCGCCGCCCTCGGCAGCCGAGGAACGTAGGAGGTGCATGTGGTAACGATCAAGCTCGAAGGGGTTGGGCAGGCAATGAAGCTCTTCGACCCGCAAAAGGTCAGGGCAGCGGCACGAGAGGCAGTCAACGACGTCGCCGATACAGGAAAGGCTGAAGCCTCCAGGGTTATTAGAGAAGGCTATAACATCAAAGCAAGGTCGCTCTCAAGATTTCTCAAGATTACTGCGAGGGCTAAAGGAGATAGCATAGTTGCCGTTATAACTGGAGTTGGCATGGGTTTGGCTGCAGCATACTTTGACCCGAAGCAGGAAGGGATGCAAACGAAACTGGTTAATCTATCGGGACAACGTTTTAAGATGCTGCTCAGAAAGAGCGGAAGAAATCGAGGTGGATTGGTGACGACAGTGGTTCGAATGGATAGGGGAAGAAAAGTGCTGAGGGATACGCCAAAGCCCTTCATGGTGCAGCCAGCATCAGGCCACATAGGTGTCTTCAAAAGAGTTCCAGGCAAATTCATGAAGGCAAAAGGCAAAGAAAAGAAAGAGGCGATAGAGACTGTGTTCGGTCCCGGAGTTGGAGGTCTGTTTAGGTCGCCAAAAGTAATGAATAGAGTCATTAAGATCATCAACAGAAAATTTGCTGGCCGCTTTGACTTCTGGCTTAAGCGCAAACTTGGACAGCAATGATCGCGGGTCCTCCCTGGATAAATGGCCAGTTACGCACGCCAAGGGCGCGGATTGTCACTACTTTTGGGAGAATGAAAGGGATGGAAAAATGGACGCTACGATGAACGGAACACAACCAACCGCAACGGCGCTGGGGGCACAGGACCTCGGCACGGGGTCTGCACAATCATCAGCGCCATACCAGGCCCGGACGATCATGGGTCTGGGAGATGTCATCGGCGACTTCGGGCCGAATTTTCTGGATGAGGCCCGCTGCCGGGAGTGGATCATAAGCAGAATGCACAGCACCGGTTACCGGTGCCCCTACTGTGGCGCCGACGTCCCAGTCATGGCGTATGGCAGGTACGTGAAGGCGCTCCGGATCCGCTGCACCGACTGCCGAAGGCAGTTCACCGCCTTCACCGGTACCTGGATGTCGGGAGCCAAGATGGACCCCCGCGAGGTCGTGCTCGTTGCCATCATGATCCGCCTGGGCCGTGGTGCCAGCTTTATCGCCCGCCTAACCGGGCGCAGCGTTACCACCATATCGGACTGGAGTCGACGCCTGCGCATCTATGGTGCGACCAACGGATAACATCGTGAGTGACGAGACAAAAAGCGACATCACCCGGCTGCTTTCCCTGGGAACCGAGGCCAAGAAGAAGCAGTATCATACCATGCTCACGCGGGTCTCCCACGGCGAGATCCTGTCGGCCGGAGAGCTGAAGGCCTTTGACACCCTGGACCGGGAGTTGCGCGCCCTGGGCGACGGAGCCCAGCCTCCCGGGACCGACGCAGGCCCCACGCTCCCGAACCTGCTCGCCGTTGTCGACCATCTCCAGCGCCTCGGCTGGAAGGTGAAGAAGTCTGCGGCCTACAAGCACCGAGCCGAGGGGAAGATCCGGCCGACAAAAACTGGCTCCTACCTCATCGTCGACGTGGATCGCTACGCGGCCGCCCACCTCCGGAAGCTCGACGGCACGGCGCCGGCACCTCAACTCGACGACCTCCAGACGAAGAAGGCCGCCCTTGAGACCCGCCACATGGAGGCGAAGGTCACCCACCAGGAGCTTAAAAACGAGATCCTCCTGGGCAAGTTCGTCCCAAAGGACCTGTTTGAGCGCGCCCTCGCCGCCCGCGCTGCCGTGTTCAAGACAGACATCGAGAATTTCGCCCGCGGCCAGGCCCCCGGAATCGTCGCCATGGTAGACGGCGACCTTCAGAAGGTCCCAGAGCTTGTCGATTTCATCCTCGCCGAAGGCGAGACATGGCTCGCCCGCTACTCGGAAAGCCAGGAGTTCAGCATATCACCGGAGGACTACGCGAGGATCCTCGCCAGCCAGACCGATGATGATGTCTCCCGGGATGACGACGACGATGAAGCCGCCGCCCAGGCAATGCACTCACCCACCTCCGGAGCGGAGGCCATGCTATGACCTATTGGCACGCCGCCCTGTACGCCCTGGGCATCATAGGCGTCATCCTGAACAATCACCGCCGCAAGGAGTGCTTTTACGTCTGGCTCATAAGCTCGGCCGGCTGGGCCTTTGTCGACTATAACGCCGGCCTCTACGTCCAGGCGGCACTTTTCGCCACCTACTTCGGCCTTGCCATCCACGGGCTCATCAAATGGAGGGCCCCGGCCAGGTGATAACTATCCAGGACATTCCCCTCTCCTCCCTCAAACCGGCCCCCTACAATCCACGCCAGATGGATCCCCACGACCTTGCCAAACTCATCGCATCCATCCGCGAATTCGGCGTCGTAGACCCGCTCATAGTCAATAAAGATATGACAGTAATAGGCGGAAACCAGCGCGTCAAGGCGATTCGGGCCGCAGACCTCTCCTCCGCCCCCTGTGTCGTCGTCGACCTGCCTCCTCTCCAGGCCAAAGTCCTCGGCCTTGCCCTGAACCGAGTCTCCGGCACTTGGGATGAGGAAAAGCTGGAGGCACTCCTTCACGAGCTGTCTCTCTTTCCCGCAATCGACCTCGCCCTCACCGGCTTTGACAGTCTTGAAATTGACAATCTGCTCAAATCCTTCCTGAAGAACTACCACGACCCGGACACCATGCCCGACCTCCCACCGGACCACGTGCCCCTTACCTCTCCTGGGGACCTCTACGAGCTCGGGCCCCATCGGCTCCTATGCGGCGACGCCACCATCGACGATCACATCGACAGGCTCATGGGCGACGGGGGGGGGGGTGACCTGTAACATGATATTTACAGACCCGCCATACAACGTGAACTTCTCCTCCACGACCCCGTCACGCAAAAAAATTCTCAACGACAACCTGCCAACGGCGGACTTCCTATCACTTCTCCGTCGTTCCTTCGCCCAGATGAAGCGCGCCGCATCCCCTACCGCCTTCTACTACGTCTGCTGTAATTGGGCGAGCTACCATCATTTCTACGAGGAGCTCTCCGCAGCCCTCCGGAGGATCCACGCGCTCATCGTATGGGTTAAAGATTCTCCTGGGCTGGGCCAGGCCTACCGCAACCAGCACGAGTTCATCGTCACCGGCGGCAACAACGAGGCGATCAGGTACACCGAGGAGCACGAGGGCATTTTCTTTGCCTCAGACAACCCGTCGATTCGCTTCACCATCAGGACGGAGTCCAACGTCTGGCGCTATCCCGCCCCGAATTCGTTTACCATGCGAAAGACGGATAACGCCGGCAGGTCGTCTCTTCCCCACCCCACCATGAAGCCCGTCGCCCTCATCGCCCGCGCTATCCAGAATTCGAGCCGCCTGGGCGAGCGTGTCCTTGATCTCTTCCTCGGCTCCGGATCCACGCTTATCGCCTGCGAACAGACAGGCCGGACCTGCTACGGCACGGAGCTCGACCCCGTATATTGCGATGTCATCGTCACCCGCTACTGCGAGTTTACCGGTCGCCGAACGGTCATCCGCAACGGCGAGCCGATGGAGTGGCCCCTGTGAGTACTTCCCGCACCCAGCCCAGCGCATATGGCATTCCTCTGCGTCACGCCGAGAGCGGCAGGCCACTCTGCCGGCGCTGCGGCAACGAGGTTCCGAAAGGCCGTCAAACATTTTGCTCCGCCCCCTGTGTGCACGAATGGCGGCTCCGTACCGACCCGGGATATGTCGCCGACCAGCTCTTCGACAGAGACAAGGGAGTATGTGCCATTTGCGGCCTCGATTGCGTGGCCCTTGCCCGCGAAGTGCGCACAGCGTTACTGGCAGGCGCTATGTCCAGGAGCGAAATCTGTAGTCGATTCAACCTCTCCTACGGCGAGATTTCCATGCGTCTCTGGCACTGCGACCACATTGTCCCTGTGGTTAAAGGTGGGGGTGAGTGCGGCCTCGATAACTACCGTACCCTCTGTCTCTGGTGCCACAAGAAAGAAACAAAAGACCTCCGAGCCGAGTTAGCAGCACAAAGGCGTTCCGTGGCGGAACAACAGCGTGGTCTTGTGAGGCTTTTCTGATGCCCGCCGTCCGAACTCCCGTCCCAACCGCCGCCCCCTACACCTTCACCTTTACCCCCGGGGAGCAGCGCGTCTTCCGTCCCCGGGAGCGGGACCCCCGCACGGGCCGGCCGCTGACTGTCTCGCAGTGGGCCGAGCGCTACCGCGTCGTCACGACCGGCAAGCTCCCCGGCCGGTGGTCGAACGCCAACGCCCCCTACGCCGTCACACCCATGGACCTCTGGACCCACCCGACGGTCCGCGAGATCTACCTCTGCTTCGCCCCGCAGATCGTCAAGACGCAGATCGCCTTCAACTGCATACTCTACGCCATCGACCAGGACCCCGGCCCCACCATGTACGTCATGCCGGACGAAAAGGTGGCGAAGCGGATCGCCAAGCAGCGCATCATCCCCACGATCAAAGCCTCGCCCCGCATCGCCCCGCTTCTGTCGCCCTACGTCAGCGACACGACCCGCACCTCCATTCTCTTCACCAACGGCGCCCGCCTCATGATGGCCTGGGCGTCGTCCGTCGCCGAGCTCTCCTCCGAGGAGGCCCGATACTACATCGGCGACGAGGTCTCCAAGTGGCCCGCCTTCTCCTCCGGCCAGAACCGAAAGGAGGCGTCGCCCGTCGATCTCCTCCGGGCCCGCGCCAACTCCTACACCTACATGAGCAAAGGGCTCTTCCTCTCCTCCCCCGGCGAGGATCCCTGCGCCATATCCGACCTCATGGAATACGATGCCGACGAGACGATGCGCTACTCCGTGCCCTGCCCCATCTGCGGCCACGAGCAGATCATGGACGACGACCACATCATCATCACCGGCAACATCACCGACTTCCGCCGCGTCGCCCGTGAGCACCTCGCCCGCTACGCCTGCGACAGATGCGGCATGTACTGGGACGACCACATGCGCGTCCTCGCCATCCGCCGCGGCCGGTGGGTGCCGGGCCAGTTCGACGGAGACGGCCGCTGGCAGCCCTCGGCCCAGGCCGTCATCAACCCCGTGGCCGTGGCCTTCCACCTGCCCTCCTGGTACAACGTCAACATGCCGATGTCTGACCTGAAGGGCCCCGCCGTTGCCCGTCTCCGTCAGGACGAGTCCCCGGAAAAGAAGCAGGTATTCGTCACCCAGCACCGCGCGGAGAAGTACAAGGAGGTCATCGAGACAAAGCGCGAGTCGCAGATCCTCGAGGAGCACCGCGCCGCCCTCCCCGCCCAGGTCGTCCCCGCCGATGCCCTGGCCCTCGTCTGCGGTATCGACTCCCACACCTGGGGCTATCGCTTCGCCGTCTACGCCGCCATCGAGGACTCAATCGGATTCACCATCCAGAAGGTTCACCACGGCCACCTGGGGAGCCTCCAGGACGTGGAGGCCCTCGTCTACCACGCCCGATACCCCGTAGAAAACTCGAAGGAGACCATGGGGATCTGGCGGGCTGCCATCGACACGGGCGGCGGCAAGGCGGGCCCCGAGGGGACCGACGCCGAGAAGACCATGACATCGGAGATCTACGACTGGCTCCGGAAGCAGCCCCGATCCGGCGTCATTTCGGGCATCAAGGGTGCATCCCACGCCTCGCAGCTCCAGAAGGGCGTGAAGCTCACCACCATCGATACCTACCCGCACAAGAACAAGCCCATCCCCGGAGGCCTGGAGCTGCGCATCATCGACACGGGCCGCTTCAAGGCATGGCTCCACTGGCGGCTCACCCGGGGCCTCGGCGAGACGCAGCGTTTCCTCCTCGACGCCGATACGGACCACGACTTTGTCCGCGAGCTCCTGGCCGAGGAGCAGAAGAAGCACCGCGGCCGCGTCCAGTGGGTCAAGGTCCGCAGCGCCAACCACTATCTCGACTGCACCGTCTATGCCCTGGCCATGATCGACGGCGAGTGGCAGCCGTCGCTGCGGCTCCTGTCGGCCGCCATCAGGGAGGCCCGCAAGCGCGCCCAGGCAGGAGGACCGCCCCCCTCCGCATCTCCCCACAGCCGCCGCGTCATCTCCAGGGGCGTCGACGACAAACCTCTATCGCGATATGAACGACCGTCGTGGATGGAGAGCCGATAAATGCCCAAAGCGCCGCCGGAAAGCGGGATCATGCTCACATCGAAGGATGAGTTCAAGCAGTACCTCAACTGCTCCGACGAGATCCTCATGCAGAAATACGTTCCGCTGGGTCTCCCCGGCGCTGTCATCAACGGGCGCTGGTCCGGATCGACGGCGCGCATCGATCAGTGGTGGAACGAGCTCCACGCCCAGCCCATCATGCGAACCCTCAAAAACCCCATCAGGGTGGGCAACGGAGAAGATTTTGAATAACACGTATCCTCCCGGCCCCCGAAAAACCCGTCAAGCGGTTTAACTACCGAATTACCCCCCCTTTAACTACCGAATAAGACCCGAATTAGACCTGGTTTTCATTTTTGCCCCAAAACCGCGTGTACAATTCGCACATGCGGTCGTCCTTATCTTTCACTTGTCACACATCACCTATCACGCATCACGGCTCCGAAGGAGCATCATGGCAGGCATAACCTCCGCCGAAGCCCAGGCCCAGCTCACCGCCTGGCTTGCCGCCTCCACCGCCGTGGCATCCGGACAGGCATACTCCATCAACGGCCGCTCCCTCACCCGGGCCAACGCCAAGGAGATCCGCGAGATGATCAAGTTTTGGGACGGCCAGGTTAAAAGCCTCTCCCGCGGCGGCATCTTCATCCGTGGAGCGACACCGGTATGAAACACCCCCACGCCGCATCACCAACGCTCCTTGATCGTGCCATCTCCTACATAAGCCCCGCCCGTGCCCTCAAGCGCCTGCAATCGAGGGCCATGCTGTCCCTGGCGGGGTCCTATGTCGGCGCATCGACGACGCGCCGGTCCCTCTCCCACTGGAACCCCTTTGCGGGCAGCCCCGATTCCGACCTCACGTTTGACCTCAAAAATTTGAGGTCCAGATCCCGGGACCTTATCCGCAACTCACCCCTCGCCTCCGGCGCCGTCGCCACGACAACCACCAACGTCATCGGCTCCGGGCTGAAGCTCCAGTCTCATATCGATGCCGACCTGTTGGGCATATCGGAGGACGAGGCTTCCTCATGGGAAACAAACGTGGAGCGGCACTTCCGCCTCTGGGCCGACTCCACGGAGTGCGATGCCGCCCGCACCATCTCCTTTGCCGATATCCAGGACCTCGTGTTTCGTCAGGTCCTCGAAAACGGCGACGTGTTCGTGCTCCTCCCCCGCATTGTCAGGCCGGGGTCGCCCTACTCCATCAAAATCCAGATCATCGAGGCGGATCGCGTCTGCAACCGCGACTCCATGGCCGACACCGACACGCTCTCTGCCGGCGTGGAGCACGACCGTGCGACGGGGGCTCCGGTAGCCTACCACATCATGGACCAGCACCCGGGGAATCTCTGGAGGTCCGGCCCGTTCACCTGGCGCACCGTGCCGGCGTTTGGCGCGAGAACAGGCATCCGCAACGTGCTGCACCTCTACCGCCAGCTCCGCCCGGGCCAGTCCCGGGGCGTCCCGTACCTTGCACCCGTTATCGAATCAATCAAGCAGCTCGACCGGTACAGCGAGGCCGAACTCATGGCCGCTGTCATCTCCGGCATGTTTACGGTCTTCATCAAAAGTGACTCCGGAGACACCGACTTCCAGGCCATGGCGCTCAGTGCCGCCTCCGGCACGTCCGCCGAGATGGGCCGGTCATCAACAACGGGTGAGCTCGAGCTGGGCAACGGAGCCATCCTTTCCCTGGCTGCAGGCGAGGAGATCCAGACCGCCAACCCGAACCGCCCCAACACGGCCTACGAACCCTTTGTCCTGGCTATCGTCCGTCAGATCGGCGCAGCCCTGGAGATCCCCTACGAGGTTCTGGTCAAGCAGTTCAACTCGTCCTATTCAGCCTCCCGTGCCGCCATGCTCGAGGCCTGGCGGTTCTATCGCAGCCGCCGCGAGTGGCTTGCCAACGCGTTTTGCCAGATGGTGTACGAGGCATGGCTCTATGAGGCCGTGGCGATGGGCCGCATAGCGGCTCCGGGCTATTTTGCCGATCCGCTCATCCGCAAGGCTTACTGCGGGGCAAAGTGGGTAGGCTCGGCCCCCACGCAGATCGACCCCGTCAAAGAAGTTCTTGCCGCGGAAAAGCGCATCAATCTCTGCCTTACCACCAGGGACGAGGAGACAGTGGCCCTCACAGGCGGTGATTTTGAAGAGAACTTCCCGCGGATCCGCAAAGAGATCGGCATGCTCAGGGAAATTGGCATGTGGTCTCCACCGTTAGGTGGCCAGCCCTCTCCGTCAGGCTCCCGCGACGGTTCCGGGGAGGCCCCGGACCGCACCACGACGGATAAGGAGGACGAAGCATGAACATTCTTGACGTGCTGTCGAGCCCCTGGGCCATCATCCCGGAGAAGCTCCAGGAGATCCAGGGCATTTACCGTGCCCACGTCAGGGGCCGCACCGTAGACCTTGCTCCCTTCGAAGCCGCGGCGGCAGCCAAAAAGAAGGCCCAGGCCGACGGAGAGCCGCCCTACACCGTTGAAAACGGCGTTGCCGTTATCCCCGTCCAGGGCCCCATCGCCAAGCGGATGAATATGTTCCTCTACATCTCCGGCGGCACATCCACGCAGCTTCTCGCCGGAGCCATCAGGCAGGCCGTTGACGATCCGTCCGTCCGGGCGATTCTCCTCGATGTCGACTCTCCCGGCGGCACCGTAGACGGCACGGAGGACCTGGCTGCGCTCATCGCCGCATGCCGGCAGCGCAAGCCTGTCGTCGCCTACACCGACGGCATCATGGCGTCGGCCGCCTACTGGATTGCATCGGCGGCCTCGCGGATCTACATCAGCGGCGATACCCCCATGATCGGCTCCATCGGCGTCGTCATGGCCCACGTCGATCTGTCCCGCGCCGAAGAGATGGAGGGCGTCAGGACCACGGAGATCTATGCCGGCAAGTACAAGCGCATCGCCAGCGAGTACGCCCCCTTATCGGAGGAGGGCCGCCAGTACCTCCAGGACCGCGTGGACTACACCTACGCTACCTTCCTGGCCGCCGTATCGGGAAACCGTCCGGACCAGCTCTCCATGGACGACATCGCATCGTGGGCCGACGGTCGCATCTTCACGGGCAAACAGGCGATAACAGCCGGCCTCGCCGACGGCACCATGGCGAGGGACCGGTTGATTGATAGACTTGGTTCCACCGGCGGCACCATGCTGTTACAAGCGCAACTGGAAGACGATCTGCAAAGGAGGATAACAGAATGGCAGACAAAACCGTAATGACGAAAGAAAACCTGAAACAGGCGTTTCCGGACCTGTATCAGTCCATCGAACAGGACGCCTACGACAACGGTCTCGCAGAAGGCCTCACCAGGGGGAAAGAGGAAGGTCTGACCACCGGGGCGGAGTGTGAGCGCTCCAGGATCCGCGGCGTCGAGTCACAGGTCCTGCCCGGCCACGAGGCCCTCATCCAGGCCCTCAAGTACGACGGGAAATCGACGGAGGCAGACGCAGCGCTGGCCATCGTCAAGGCCGAAAAAGAGCTTAGGGGAGCAGCTTTGGCCGACTTTCGATCCGATGGGCCCGCCCCCCTCACGCCGTCAACCCCTCCCGTGAGCGAGCCGTCGGCAAAAACGGCAGAAAAGGAGCTCGAAAGCATCATCGCGGAAAAGAGAAAGAACAACCCGGATCTCACCTACAGCAAGGCATTTGCCGAGGCACAAAAAGAGCACCCCGACCTTGTAAAACTCTACCGGAAGGAGGTATAGCACATGGCTACCGAGAACGCATTGCTCGACATCACCGTCGTTGCGGCAGAGGACCTGTCGAACGACCAGTACCGGTTTATGGTCCACTCCTCGTCGGGCGTCAGGCGCCCTGACAGCGAGGCGGAGGTTGCCCTGGGCGTCCTCCAGAACGCCCCCGCATCGGGAGGGGCCGCAGTCGTCCGCGTCTACGGCATCTCCAAACTCCAGGTGAACGGAGCCCTCGGCGTGGGCGCCGCCGTCATGCCCGAATACGTCAGCGCCACCGACGCCGGCAAGGGGAAGACCTCGGCCGGCGATCCCAAGTACACCAGGGGCTATCTCACGGAGGCCTCCGACGCCGAGGATGACCTCGCGTCCGTCCTCCTGACCGGTCCATTCCCCGGCATCAACGACGCCGTGGCCCGCTCCACCGTTGTCCTGACCGACGCCACGGCCGGGGCCAAGACCTACACGGCCGCAAACCTCATCGGCGGCCTCGTCCTCCGGGATCCCGCCGGGGCTGACCGCTCCGACGTATCCCCCACGGCGGCCCTCATCGTGGCAGGCATCGCCGGAGCCGTTGTGGGCTCCAGCTTCGAGTTCATCATCCGTAACACCGCCGACGCCGCCGAAACCATCACCCTGACGGCAGGCGTGGGCGTCACCCTCTCCGGCGACATGACCATCAAGCGCTATAACAGCCGCCGGTTCCTCGCCGTCTGCACGAACGTGACGGGCGGGGCCGAGGCCGTCACTATCTACAGCCTGGGCACGGCGCCGAATTTGGCCACCGAAGCCCTCTACGGTGTTGTCTTAGCCGGCAGCCATACCACCACGGGCGGCGCTGCTGCCGAGGACATTGAGGTGACGGGTATGCTCGCCACCGACATTCCTATTGTGACCGTCCAGGACGACGGCACCAACAACCGGACGCTCCTCGCATCGAAGGCCAAGGCCGGCGGGGGCAACATCTCCTGCACCTTCAGCGGCGATCCCGGGAACGACCTGATCGTCAACTACATCGTGCTCAGAGCACTGGCATAAGGAGGGACAACCATGCCTCAGCCCAACGTACAAGAACTGCTCGTTACCGGTCCCCTGGCCAACGTCTCCGTTGCCTACCGGAACCGGTCCTACATCGCCGACAGGGTCTTTCCCGTCATCGACGGCGTCGACCCCACGGCCAAAATTGCCCGGTATCTCAAGGGCGCATGGTTCCGCGACGAGGCCGCCATCCGTGGCCCCGGAGCGGAAGCGGCCCGCGGCGGCTTTCCCGTCGACTGGATCTCCTTTACGGCCCTCGAATACGCCTTCGCCAAAGAGGTGACGGACGAGGACCGCCGGTTTGCCCAGTCCCGCATGGCCCCGCCCCTCCA